GTGGATCTCCGCCGTCCACGCCTCGGGCCAAGCCGGGCACATCGGCACGGGGAAGCGGGCGGTGATCGTGGTGTTCATTTAACTTTTCCAACGCCGGGGAAAAACCGCGCGGGCAAGACGCTTTCCCCGAACCGGAACCGACAGCCCTGCAAGGTTTTCTGGCAGACGTCGTGGGTGGGGTCGGTCGGGCTGTTGTTCACGTCATAGAAGCCGTTGCCGCTGTAGGGGCAGGTGGCCAGCGAGTAGTCGAACGCCCCGGTGTTCGGGTTCCAGAAACGATAGGTGTGACTGCAAACGTCGCGAAGAATTTGCCGCCGGGGAAGTTGAACGCCCTCCTGATCCATCCGTGACGCCAGCTTGAACACGATGGCCAGCGCGTTGTGGCTGGTCTTTTGGGCCACCACGAATTCGTTGCGCGTGATGTAGGCGTTGGCGTCCGGCGTGGACCCGTCATCGAGAAACCGGCGCAAGGTGAGGATGCGGACCAAGATAGCGCCGATCAGTCCCCGATAGCTGTCCAGCAGCAGGTTGCCCGCGCCAAACAGATTGGAAATCGTCACGTTGGGCGTGGGGATCGAGCCGCGCGTGGTCATTTCAAAACCGGACGCGTCCATCGGCAGAGCGGCGTACTGTTGGCCGCCCCAGAAGATCGTGGTGTCGAAATCCTCGGCCGACGTGAAGTAGAACATCTGGCCGCCGAGGTTGCGCGTGTCGAGCTGGAACAGGGTGATCAGCCCCTCGGTGACGAGCGGGTCGTCCCACCGGACCGTCATGGGTGGGGCTGGATCGGCTGAGGGTTGAACGCGCGGTTGAACGTGGCCGCCAGCGTGCCCACCACGCCACTGCCGTCACGGTTTTTGACCTGTATCGTGTATGTCCATTCGTCGGCGGTGACATACACGGGGGCCGCTTCGCCGGGCGGCTGGTAGTAGAACCCCTGAAGTGCGTTGGCCTGCAGGAACGTGTCCATCTGGGCCATTTCATCGTCGCTGGTGAACGCGAAGGTCACCCCGTAGGCCGGGCGCACGGGATTGAGGCCGCGCGTGGATCGATGAACGTAGCCGTCGCCGAACGCGTTGATGTCCACGGCCAGCTTGGCGTCCTTGGTGTGGCCGGGCATCGGGCAGAACGGCCAGAAGGGTTGCGGTAGCGGATCGGCCATGGTGCGCGCCTCCTATGCCGACTGCCGGGTGTAGAGGACGCCACCCGGCCGCTTCTCGTTGGAAATCGTGTCCACCACCGCGGCCTTGATCCGGCGGGCAAACTCGGCGGTGTTGCGCGGGTCGTTTTGCGGACCGCTGTTGCCGCTCATGTCCACGTTGACGGTGACCCCACCCGATTGACCGCCGCCGTTCGGCACGATGTTCCCTGCCGCGCTCGGCACGAACATCTCGGGCCCTTGCTCCCCCACCACGTAGGCCTGTCCGGGCATCACGGGCCCACCCCCGGCAAGACCCGGAATGGACGGCAATCCTGCCGCGATGTTGGCCGCGTTGATCCCTGCCGTGCCTGTGAAGCCGCCCGCACCCACCGCCAAATTCGGAGTGACACCGCCCGCCCCGGCGAACAGCAGTTTGAACGCCTGTGACGCCGCCGCCTTGATCGCCATTTCCGCCAGCATGTTGGCGAAGTCCAAAAGGATCTGGCTGAAGGTCTTGGTGCTCTGGCCCTCCAGCGCCTTCAGCCCGTCCGTCATCGAGGTGGTCAGCCCGGTGAAAATCTGTTCGCCCTGTGAGTACAGGTCGTTGCTTCGCGCGTAGGCGTTGGCCGCGTGTTCGAACCCGGCGGCGAGCGAGCCCAGGTTGTCGTCGTAGCGTTGCGCCGCGAGCGCCGCCTGATTGATCGCCTCGGTTCCCTCCGCGAGGGCACGATTGAAATCGGTCTGGCTGATGCGGTGCGTCGCGAGCTGGTCGCTGAGGTCCTTGTGGAGCTTGGTGAGGGCCACGGTGCCGTCGCCGTATTTCTTGTCGGTCTCGACGGCGGCGGTCTCGACCTCGATCAGTTTCAGTTCGGCGGCGTGCTTGGTCTCGTAGGCGAGCACCGCGTCGTAGATCGCTTTTTTCTGTTCCTCGGACACCTGCTGGCCCCGGGCGATCAGCTTGGCCGCGATGTCGTCGGCCTGCTGCTGCGCGGCAACCTGGCGCTTCAGATCCTCGATGTTCTGGGTGTAACCCTCGTTGATTTTTTTGAAGGCCGCGTCCGCCGCGTCACCCATCGCTTTGTAGCGCGCGATCTGCTTGTCGATGGTGTCTTCTTGGGTGCCACCGCCGCCGCCACCAGCCGGCAGTGGCGGATTGTCGGCAGCAGCAAGGCTGATCGGCACGCCCAGCGTGGACCCGAAGCCACGGCCCATCTGGCGCTGGTTTTCCTGATAGCGGCGCGCGGCTTCGGCAGCGGTTACGGCATTGCTGGTGCCATCGAACATCCCGAAGGCACCGCCAGCGCCGGTCGGGCCACCGCCCGCCGGGCCGGTCTTGTAGCCATATTGAGCCGCTTGGGCGCGGCCCATCTTCTCCAGCTCCGCACCCGACACGGTGGCCTGCGCTGCCACTTTGCCGAGCCAACCGACCAGATCGATGGTGGCGGCTATCACGAGCCGCATGCCCTCCGCCGTGGTCTTCAGCTGGATCACAAGTCCGTTTGCGAGGACATCGACTACCCGATTGACCGACGGGACGAGCTTTTCAAACCAGTCGAAAAGTGCGTTAGCTTCCTTGCTGGCCCAGTCCATCGCGCCGCTGCCGTCACCCGGCCGTTGCGTCAGTTGCAAATAGAGGTCGTGCATGCGCTGGCCCAGCACGAAGGTCTTGTTGCTGAAGTCCTCGCTCGCGGTCTCGGCCTTCTGCACGCGCGCCAGATAGTCCTCGGTCCACTCGCGCCCCATCGTCTTGTAGAGCTCGGCGAGCTTCACACTGTCGTCAGTGAGCCCTCGCACCGACCGGGAGGCCGCGTCGGTGCGCAGGGAATACGCTGCCAGCGCTTCCCCGGCTTTTTGCATCTGGTCGTTGTAATCGATGACCTGCTTGATGGCCTCGCCAATGGCCAGCGCGCCGGTCACGCGCTTTGCCAGCGCAATGAAGCCTTCGATGCTCTGGCCCGCCTTGGCGATGCTCTGCGACCAGCTTTCAATCTCCTTTTGGCTTTTCGCCATGTTGGTGGAGAAGTCGGCGAAGTCCGCCACGAATTTGACGAGGATGTCGCCGATTGCTGCCATGGGTCACTCTCCCCGCCATTGCGCACGCAGCCGGTCGATCTCGGACACCTCGGGCTTGGCTGGTGCGGTGCGATCGCGGATCACGAAGAAATCGTCAGGCGCGACCGGCGCTGCATCGGGGGCGCGTTGGAGGTTGACCATGGTCGACAGGATCATCCCGGTGTGGATGTCGGCCAGCCGGTCGGGCAACGGCTCGTGCACGGCGTCAAACCACTGCCAATCGCGCAACTCGCGCGTGGACATGGTGGCCTTGATTTCAGCGACAGTTTTGTGGAGCGCCAAAGCGAGCCGGTGAAGGAACAGCCGCTCCGGCGTCAGGGGGAAGGGCTGGCGGCCGACCCGTCGTGGCCATTGCTGGCTCCCGGCAGCGGCGCGTCGGGGTCGGCATCCTGCAGCCCGTTCGCATAGGCGGCCTTGGCGGCCAGCCGCTGCAATACCAGCCAGAAACGCAGAGGTTGAGCGTAGATCTCGTCAACGCTGGTGAACACGGGTTCCTCCGTGTCGGCCCAGCGCATCGTTGCCACCAGCAAGGCATAGCGCCCCGCCCTGGCTTGACCAGCGGCAATGGTGTCGATGATCGGCTCGCCTTCGCGGATCGACAGGGAGGCGAAGTTTACCGGCCTGCCGTCCCAAATATCGCGCCCGCTCATGCGGCGGCCTGCATCGGCGGGTTAGTCTGTGGCCTCGGAACCGTGCCCTGTTGGGTCACCAGCGGCACGAAGCCGGGTGCCGGTGTCTTGTAGAAGTTAACGCGCCCGTCGATCTGGCCGCCCAGCGTGTTGGCCACCGCCACGTTGATGCCCAGCGTCACGTCGAAGGTGTTGACGATGGCCATGTACGTGAAGCCGCAGCCGTCGGGCAGGCGGATGTCGAGCACCACGTCCTCGCCCGTCCGATAGGCGTCGCGCGCCCGTGCAAGCGCGGTGTCCTGACAGTCGTAGAAACCCGCCGCCGTCCATGTGCCGATGGCGGGCAACCCGGCCACGATACGGTGGGCGGTGTCGCACAGGGTCGTCACGTCGATGGTGGCACTGGCCGGCTGATTGGCCGTGAAGTTGCTGCGGCACAGCTCGAGGAACGTGGGAACCTCGATGGTTCCTTGCGGCGTGCCCGTGGTGTTGATCGTGTTGGGCTCGCGCGTGGTGTCGCTGTCCTCCAGCGTGAGAGCCCCGGCCGCCACGGCACTCACCTTGAACGGCATCGCCTCGATGCTGTTCCAGCCGGTGTTGCGCGGCACGATGATGTCGCCCACCACCGGCTCGCCCGCGCCGGTGGCAACGGTGATGACGCATGGCTTGGCCTTGGTCGCGCTCATGATGTCGATGGGTGTCGGCGGCACTTCGTCGCTGATCATGATCACGGTTCCCTGTGACGCAATACGCATGGTGTTCTCCCTATCGCTTGGGCATGGCGCTGACCGCCGCGTCGATCAGCTTGGTGAAGATGTCGCGGCACGAGTTGATGGCTTGTGCGCCCGTCTGGTTGAACGTCGGTCGCAACCACGGCATGGGCTTGATGCCGCCGCGTGATGGGGGGGCCTCCCAGCGGGCGCGCGCACGTGCGGACCTGGTGCCCGGCCGCAGGTTTCTGCGTTTGGCTTTCGGTGTGGCCACCGATTTGCGCGGGTTGGTTCCGAACTCGAGGTAGCGCCACCAGAACGCAACCTGCTGCAGGTCGACCTTTTTTTTGGCTCGGGCGGCGCGTTTGCGGACCAGCGTTTTGAAGGGCGTTTCTGCACCGCTGATTTTCTGGGGATTCTCGACAACGTA